CTTGCCTTCGCCGCACTCGGTGTGGTCCTTGACGGTGTGCCAGGGCATGGGCGCATCAACCTCCCGCCGCCGGCTCGGCGCCGGGCTCCTGTAGCTGGACGGACAACTTCCCGGTGTGCTTGAGAGTGGAGGTCCATTCCGGGGCGATGGTGGCCACCGCGGCGGAGGGTTCGAAGCCGCCGTCGGTGAGTTGGCGGATGGCGGCCGCTTTCACCTGGGCGATGTCGGCGGCGTCCTTGCCGTCCTCACGCAGCAGCGGGATGTCGGAGGTGTCGAACCACAGTTCGGCGTCGTTCGGGACCCGTACGAGCGGGGCCAGCGCGGCGGCGACGTCCTGCAGCGTCGGGTACACCCAGGAGTCGGCGAAGATGCGGCGGGCCATGCCGAAGTTGCCGGCGTTGAGCGAGCTTCCGGCGAGCCCTTCGGCGATGCCGAGGATCGGGGCGGGGACGCGACTGAGAAACGCGATGCGGGTCTCGCCGGCCCCTTGGATCCCCTTGAGATCCATCTGCTGGAAGTTGCTACCGACCACTGTCGCGTCGGCGCCGGCGGTCAGGTACAGGGTCTTGTAGGCGTTGGCGACGCCTGCGTGTCGGTCCTCGAGCATCCCGACGATGTCGTCGAACTGCTCCTTGGTCGCCGCGGTGATCCCCTTGACGACCATGTTAGGAGTTGCTCCGTTAGCCCAGAATTGTAGCTTATGTTCGGTTGCTGCTAAATCGCCCCTGATGTCCCTTATTGCCGGGGTAATCCACGACATGCCCAGGCCAGGGGATTCGGCGTCGGGAATCGGCGACCAGTGCGCACACTCGGTCGACAGCAGCGTGGTCGGCTTGTACCCGCCCCCAGGCCCCTGGTTCCAGTAGACGTAGCCGATGATGTCCCCGTCGATCGCGTGGCCCGGGTCCTCCGGCTCGAGGTCGGAGCCGTAGACGATGGCCACCCAGTCGGGGCGCAGCACCCGCAGCCGGTCCGGGCGGCGGGCGACGAACGCGTTACCGGCCAGCCCGGCATGCCACTCCATCCGGGCCAGCAGCTCGCCGGTGGTGGCGTTGCGCCACGGCTGCTCCAGCAGGCTCAGCGCGGTTGACCCGAACAGCCGCCGCGGGGTCGACGTCCACGCCTTGTTCCGGAACGTGAACCTCGCCTGGGAGAGCACCAGCGCGCGGACCATCTGCGCGGCGAACGCCGGCGGACACCCCCGCAGCGCCGCCGCATACCCGGGCAGCGTGTTGACGATCTCCGCGGCCCGGTTCCCGGCGAGGGTCTGCTTCAACCCGGGGAAGCCGGTCTGGTACTGGATGCCGCCGTAGCCGAACGACGTCGGCAGCAGGTAGTCGGTGATGTACTGGTCGGCCGAGTAGCGGGTCTCGGTGCGCGACTGCGCGATCCGCTCGAGGAGGCCCAACACGAACCTCCCCGGCTACCGCTGTGGGCGAAAGAAGAAGTCGGGGGGAAGAAGAGGAGTCAACTGCGGGCGAGCGCCGGCCGGCGGCCTTCCCGCCAGCCGAGCCGCACCGCAGCCACCGACCACTTCACCGCCGTCACCAGGCCCCGGCACATCCACGCCACCGCGGTGAACCCCTTCGCCGACAGCCAGCCGATGCCGTAGAACAGGGCAGCGATCGCGATCAGCAGCATCCGGCCGATGTCGACCTGCTTGGCCTGCGTGGAGATCTCCTCCACCATGACGTCGTCGAGGAAAGCCATGTTCACCGCCAGGATCCGAAGAAGGGCTGCTCAGGGGGCTGGTGCCCGTGTACGGAATGTCCCCACAGCGCGCAGGTGAACGCCTCGACCGGGGACCCGTCCTCGCCGACGTCGCGGTCCCAGACCCAGGTGTCGCCGATCTGACGCTTGACGCCAGCCTTCACCGCGTCGGTGAGGGCGTCGACGTGTTCCTTGCTGCCGGCGTAGCGGATGTTCCGCGGGTCCGGCGCCTCGGGATCAGGGTCACGACGGCCCGAGATGCCGTCGTAGAAGCCGCCGCAGGCCCGCTGGTAGTCCTGCTGGGAGGCCCGCACCACCTCGACCCCGGCCGCCTCGAGGTCCGGGATCAGCGAGCCGGCAGGGCCGGACGCGACCACCACCACCGCGCACGGCTTCCACTTGTCCCTCAGATCAACGGCCCGTTGAACGACCCAGCCGGTGCCCGGCCGCCGGTCGATCACCTCGCCGTGGCGTAGTCCGTCGGCCCGCGCCGCGCCGACGCCGATCGACGCCCAGGTGTGCTCCCGGTTCGTGGCGATCGCGAACGCCACCGGGTCCACCGGGGCGGAATGCGGGTCATGCCTGGCCAGCCAGTCGTCGCGGGGGATGACGGACCACTCGCGGGCGGCCCGGATCGGCCAGTCGCCGAGGTGCTCGGTGTCGAACTTCTCCGGCTTGCCGGCCTTGGTGAACGCGGCCAGCTGCTTGGCCAGGAACCATTCGGAGATCCGGATACCCAGGGCCGGGTTGCAGTCGTACCAGACGTCACGGTCGGTGCGGTCGTACTTCTCCGGCGGGGACCACTCGTAGACGGCGATGCGGTCGTCGCCGTCGTGCGCACGCTGGCGCACCGAGGGCAGCATCGCGTCCTCGGGGACGGGGCCGATGTCGTCGTCGGGCGGCGTCGTCGTGTAGATGATCTGCGGGTTCGGGATGGTCGCCAGGGTCGGGGTCTGGGCCGCGTACTGGCCGACGGTCAGCGCCCACGCCTCGTCGAAGATGTTCTTCGACCCGGTCAGGCCGCGGCCGCTACCGAGGGTGCGCGCCACGAACTGAAGTCGCCCGCCACCAGCGGCGCGGGTCAACTCGATCGACTCGTCGCCCTTCGACCGGCTGATCATCTTGACGCGCTTGGTGAGCCAGTCGGAGCCGTCGATGATGTCCTGTAGACGCCGGAACGCGGCGGTGGACGTCTTGAACTGGTGCGCCGAGTGCAGGATCAGCGGGTCGTGGAACAGGAACAGCCCGCCGAGCTCGATCGCCTCAGTGACGCCGCCTTTGCCGTTCTGCCTGCTCAGCAGCACCAGCAGCTCGAAGGCGGACCACAAGCCGTCGGCGCGGACCGCGAAGGCGTCCAGGGCTATCGACGCCTGCCACGGGTCGAGCGGGCGGCCGATCTCGGCCATGAAGTCGACGACCTCGTGGCCGTACGTCTTCTCCCAGGTGGGGACGTTACGGACCCGCGGCGTCTGCGACCCGATGCGCACGCCGGGCGGCAAGGTCGTCGGTGACTCCAGCAGCGAGCCGGTCAAGCTTGCTCACCTCCCGGCCGCCGGGCAGCGAGTCGAGCTCGGCGATGACGGCGATGAGGCGTTGTGCGAGCGCGGGCGCGGTACGCGAGTCGGCGTCGGCGAACAGCTCGGCCAGCCGGTCGCGGATCGCCTCCAGTGATCGACGCCTGTCACCGCCTTTGACCACAGTGGACAGTGGATTATCGTCACCCTGCGTTACGCCCCGCTTGTAACGCTGCGTAGCCACCGTTATGTCCGATTCCACTGTGGACGTCCACAGTGGACGTCCACAGTGGACGGATGCCAAGATCGCGGGGAGAGAAATGGGCTAGGAGGGTTCCGGGTCACCCCACCCCGGTGATCTACGTGTCGGCCCCTCCCCCCTCCCCTTCCCCTGTCGACCTCACGATTCGTAACCATCACTCACCTATCATCGCAGGTCAGCGCATGTATGACCATGCGTCACGGTACACAACGTCACATAGATGGCTACTGCTATGGCTGTGGCCTGGGTGGAGTCACCATGCCCGCGAGCCCGAGCCGCTGGCCGTCGTGATCACAGCTGGTGTCCATTCCTCGATCAGCTTGTGCCATCGCCTCGGTCGCTCTGCGTGAGCGCGGCGGTGTAGCTCGGCGGGATCTGCACTCATAGTAACGATCTCCGCCTGGGCCTCTTCGTACATACGTGCGCGCTTGGCTGAGATGTTGCAGTCCACGATCCACACCGTTGCGCCCTTGCCCGACCACCTGACCGCCGCCTCGATGGCCGCACGACGCGCGGCGATGGTCACCTGCTGGTGCGCCGGGCTATGACCATGACGGGTGGTGGACCCCAAAGCCTGAGCCAGGTTGTCGAAGTCGATGACGATGTCACCCGGCTTGGCGTGCAACCGCACGTAGGTGGTCTTGCCCGAGCAAGGCGGGCCGGTCACCACGGTCAGCATCTTCTACCAGTCCCTGGACGGCCGAGCGACCTGCGCTTCACGGCGACGCTTACGGCCGTGGTTCTCGCGGGCCGAGTTGCACCGGTGATGGACCAGGCGCAGGTTCGCCGGATCCCGCGGCGCGCCGCCATCCTCCAGCTTGACGATGTGGTCAGCGGCCGGGCCGTCGCGGTGAGTGCCGGGCAGCGTGATGTCCACGTAGGTGTGGCAGATGCCGCAGTGCTGCACGCCGTGCACCGGACAGATGTAGTAGTGGATGACGAACTGGCGGGCCCGACGCCAGGGACGTCCCTGCCGGCCCGGGTTCGCCGCCATGACTCAGTCCACGTAGGGCAGCAGCATCGCCACACCCAACGCCGCGGCGCCGATACCCACCAGCCGGGCGTTGGCCAACCAGGCTCCGATACCGCAGACGATGATCCCTACCAGGACCAGGATGAGACCCAGCATGGTGGAGCCTCCTCACGGGTGCTCAGGCGTCGGCGGTCCCGAGCGAGGCGATGTGCTCGCGGATGGCTGGGCAGTCGACGAACCACTCGCGGACGATCCGGTAGCCGGCGAACTGGTGGTGGCGCCGCGTCTCCAGCTGTTGCGGCCCCGGTTCGATGGCGAGGACCTCTTCGGGCATCAAGGTCTCGATGCGCTGCTCAAGGTTCCGGGTCCAACCGATCTTGATGCGGTTGCCGACGCGGAAGTAGTAGACGACCGGGTAACCGGCCTCTTGCCGAGCTCGCGAAGCGAGAGCGCGCTGCTCGCGCTTGTGCTGCAGGGCGAGTGCCATGGCCCGGATCTCGTCGCCGGAAGGTACTTCGCCCGTATCGGCGTAATGCCGCATTGCCTGCAGGACAGTCCGCGGTGCGGCGGGCGGTGGCGGCGGTTGCTCCACGGGCGGCTTGGCGGTGCCCCAGAACTTGATCGGCCGGGTAACCTTCGGCATGTTCGACTCCCAATCAGTCGAGCCGGCCCCCGGAAGTTCGCACACTTCGCGGGGGCAACTATCGGCGGGGCACACTGCACCCACCACAAGATCGATGCTATATCACTCGGAGTGGCGACGGCGTCTCGACGGTCGGGTGTGTTGTGCACGCCGTTTGGACGACTCATTCAGTTTCAGAACCTCGGCGAGGAGATACCAGCGGGAGCCGTCGCGGGCGATCGACACCGCGAACAGCTTGCGCTGGGACGCCCACGCCCGAACCGTGCCAGACGGTATGCCCAGCTGCTCCTCCGCCTCACGCGCGGTGATGTGCCGACGGTCGTCGGGTGGACGGGACCGTTGCCCGTGGGTTGTCACTGACCACCGGAGGCGATGCGCTGGTTGATCTGCTTGATGAGCGGTAGCGCCCAGTGCTCGGCGGTCTCGGTGCCCGCGCGGATGGCCCGAAGGTCGTTCATCGCCTCGTCCGCGCCCATCAACTGGGAGTGGTGCGCCAGCGCGTTCACCA